GCAGCAGCCACCCTGGCTGCAGCTGGGGAAATCCCCACCACAGGATCTGGATCTGCCACCCTGGCCAGTGCCACCCTAGAATCAGCTGGGGTGATAGGGTCAGTGCCCATCAGTGGATCTGGGGCAGCCACCCTGGCAGCAGCCACCCTGGCTGCAGCTGGGGAAATCCCCACCACAGGATCTGGATCTGCCACCCTGGCCAGTGCCACCCTGGCAGCTGCAGGCACAGTGGAAAATCCACCTGGCAGATCTAATGTTTCAATCACCCTGGGTGCAGTGACAAGCACAGAAATCACAGTGGCCAGCAGCCCAGATGGTGATTTAATAGAAGTGACAGAAACCACAGTGCAGATCAGCTGAAAGGATGGTTAAATGGCAAGTGTACAGGTTGAGGGAAAATTAATCAGGATCACTGCAGCATTCACAGATCCAGCAGATGATTCAGCAGTGGATCCTGACACAGTGACATTTCTGATTAAGGATCCAGATGATAATGTTAATGCATATGTTTATGGTACAGATCCAGAAGTGGAAAACCCTAGTGTTGGCACATATAGGATGGATGTGGCCACAGATCAAGGTGGGTGGTGGTTTTATCGAGTGGAATCCACTGGAACTGGCCAGAGTGCCAGCCAGGGAAAATTTTATGTGCTGGCCAGATCTATGGATATACCAGCATAATATTCGGGAAGGTGGAAAATGAGCGTGGAATTAAGCGGACAGATCACAATCAGTGCAGCAGGCACAGCCCAGCAGGGCCCAGCCATTTCTGGAAGTGGTTTTTTTATTCGGGGCCTGGTGGGGAATGCTGGGAATGTTTACCTGGGGAATGATGGGGCTGGGGATGTTACCAGCAGCAATGGCTATGAGCTGGCACCAGGTGATCAGATATTTATAGAAATCACAGATCTATCACTGTTATATTTCGATGCAGAAAATAATGATGATGGATTCAGCTGGCTGAGAATGCCAGGTGGGATTTTATAGGATCCTGTGATGAAAATTCCAATGATCAGCCCTGCAGTGCTGGCCAGTAAATCATTCCAGAAAAAAATCCTGGGGCTGGATCCTGTGGCATATTTCCCATTAACAGAGGGGCCAGCTGGCCCTGGTTATTTGGAATTTAATGGCAGCAGTACAAATATTAATTGTGGATCTGGTGCCAGCCTGAACAATATTCCTGGTGGTGGGGCCTTCACTGTGGATGGCTGGTACTATTCACCCAGCGCCAGTACATCTGGAAAGGTTCTTATTTCTAAGGGTGGGTACACTGTGGATGGCTGGCAAATAGAAAGGACAGCAGCAGATGGCCTGGCCTTTAGAATAAGAAGTGGCAGTGAATCATTATATGCAGATCTATCGAGTGTTGGCCAGGGATGGATTCATGTGGCTGGATATTTCGATGGCACAGATCTGGCCAGAATTGCCATTAATGGCAGTTGGGTGGATGTGGCACAAAATGGATCATTTAATCCAGCCACCCTGGATGATTCTGGGTTAAGTTTATATTTCGGAAGACTTGCACATTCTGCCACCTGGTGGCTGAATGGATTAATGGGCTGGTTTAGAATTTCAGCCTCTGATCGTTTCGATGGGGCCACACCCACAAATTTCACCCCACCAGCGAGAACCACAACACCCACAGTGGATGGCAACACTGTGGCCCTGTGGCCCATAAATGAGGGATATGGATCCACTGCTGGGGATATAGGTGCAAATAATAATGATGGCACAATCACAAATGGATCGTGGAGCAGCTACCCTGCAGCCAGGGATCTGGTGGCAGGCAATGATGGCACCTATGTGGGCACCACCCTGGCCAATAAGATCAGCCCACTGGTGGCGCCATTTTTTGATGGGATTAATGACGAGGTTGATATATATACATCAGGATTAAATACATTATTTAATGGGGCTGAAAATTCAGTTAATTTGTTTGCACAGGTTGCCAGTGCTGATGTATGGGCAACAGGATTAAATCAACACCTGATCGATTTTAGGACAACAGTGAGTGCAGATTATTGGGTGATAAGAAAATCAAGCACATTAAATGATATAGATTTCTTAAGAAAAGGTGCCACGCTATCACAAGTATTAGGAATCGATGTGGGCACCCCTCATGGTGTGAATTGGTTTATGCTTAGTATGACAATTAGTGAATCATCTGATGAAATGAAATGTTTTGTTAATGCCAGTCAAGTGGGATCTACGCAAACGGGCCTGGGATCCTGGTCAAACAATTTACTTTCAACACAAGTGAAAATAGGAAGATATTTAAACACCATTTTTAATGGATATATATGCCACGTTGCCATCTGGGATGCAGCAAAAACTGTGGATATATTTCAACAGATTTACGAGTGGAGCAGAATCTAATGGCAGAAACCTGGCATGGTTACATGGCAATGGAAGATATAAACTTAAATGCAGCACAGCGCCAGGCCCTATGGGATGAAATGCAGCAGCACCTGGCCACAGCTGTGGAAGATGGGCAGCCAGCAGAATGGCCACAGCCCAGGCTGAATCTGGATCAGAGTAAATTAATCATAGAGGCCAGATTCAGGGAATCGGCATTAACTGTGGATAGATTTAAGCAGCGCCTGGGTGTGATCTTTGGGGTGGATCCAGCAGAAATTGATCACAGCACCAGCCAGATCACCCTGGATACACTGCCCACCCAGCTGGTGATGTTTAGCTACAATTCAGTTAATTATGTGAGATTTGCAGCCTTCGGTGGAATTGGATCCACCTGGCTGGAATCCCTGAATGAGGCCCAGGCCTATATTTCCCAGAATGCAGCAGAATGGGAGCAGGTGCCCTGATGGCCAGATCTGGATCAGTGCTTCAGCGCGGTGGCACAGTAAAAATGCAGATGGTGGGCCTGGATGAATTACTGGATGATCTTAAAAATATCAGCAATGATTTCAGGGATCAGCTGGCCACAGTGGCCCTGGTGGGTGCTGATGAAATCAAAAATGAGGCAGAAAGGCTGGCACCAGGGCCCAATATAATTACAGATCTTGAAAAATTGACCAGATCCAGGGCCACAGTGGCCATAGGGCCAGACACAGCCCACTGGTATTATTTATTTTTTGAAACAGGGGCAGCACCCCATGAAATCAGGCCAGATGATAATCAGGCCCTGAAATTGGCAATGGGTGATGAATTTGCAGCTGTGATCAGGCGCCACCCAGGAATGGCAGCCAGCCCATTTTTAAGGCCTGCTGTGGATAAAAAGGATCAGGCTGCAGCAGAAAAGGCAGCCCAGGTGCTGTGGGTGATAATCAACAGATACAGTGAGAAGGCAGATTAATGGATCTAAAACAAGCACAGCGCACATATTTATTAACAGATCCCACCCTGGCTGGCCTGGTATCCTCGCGGATTTATCCCAATTTTATCCCACAGGATGCCACCCTGCCAGCTGTGGCCTATATAGAAATAGGTGGGCCTGCTGGGATCCTGGCCCATGATGCAAGTAAGTTAGGTGAGGCCAGAATCCAGTATACAATCACAGCTGAAACCTACCCTGCAGCCACAGCTGTGGCTGCAGCCATCAGGAATGCATTATGGGGATACAGGGGATTAATGGGCACATTGCAGGTGGATGGGGTGGTGGATGTGTCAGGGGATATGGATGGCTATAACCAGCCAGATAATCTGCAGGTGATCAGGCTGGATGCAAAATTTATATATCAGATTAGTTAAAAAGGATGGTAAAAAATGACAGCACAAGGTGGATATGGTGTAAAACTTAAGATCACAATTTCAAGCGTATTAACAGCCATCGTGGGGATTCAGGATCCCACATTTCCAAATTTTAAGAAATTTCTGGGTGATGCCACCAGCCACCCCACCAGTGGGGCCACAGGCTGGGTGGAAAGGGTTGACTCTGGCCTTCGCGAGGGTGAACCATTTGAGTGTACACTGTTATGGGATTCTACCGATAGCACCCATGCAGCAGTGGTGGCAGCATTTACAGCCACAGATCCTGTGGAAATGTCCATAGAGGATCCAGCTGGAAATGAAACCATAACATTTGATGCATTTATCGAAAGTATTGGCAGGATGACCAACACCCAGGGCGAATATAGCGCGCGGGTCAGGATTTCACCCACTGGCGAATTAGTCATAACATGAGCAAAAAACCTGATTTATTAACCAGGGATCAGATCCTGGCCAGAGGCCTTAAGGAAAAAATTGTGAATATCCCAGGGCTGGGTGATGTGCGGATTATAGAATTATCAGCCAGGCAAGTGGCAGCCCTGGATAAAACATCAGAATGGGAAACCTACGCGGCCAGGCTGGTGGTGGCCAGTGTGATGGATGCAGATGGCCAGCCAATATTCCAAAAAGAGGATGAAAAGGATCTGGCTGAAAATATAGGCTGGCGCCTGCTGCAGCTGCTGCATGATGAAATCCAGCAATTAAACAAGCTGGGGCAGAAATCAGCACAGGAAATGCAGCAAAATTTTACAGAAGGCCCTGGCGCAGATTTGGATTCAGATTAGCACAGGGCCTGGGGCTGTGGGATGTGGATGGCCTGCTGGATCAGATCCCAGCCAGCACCCTGGCTGAGTGGGCAGCCTATGATCATATAGAGCCCATATTAACTGGATCTGTTATAGCAGAATCAGCAGCCAATCAGATGGCCCTGCTGGCAAATATTCACAGATCCAGCAGCCAGGCACCATTCCAGGCTGCTGATTTCCTGCCAGGTGATCAGCAGAAAAAACCAGAAAAATCAGCTGGGGATACATATGCAGAATTAAAGCTGTGGGCCCAGCTGAATCAAGGTGCAATGAATAGAAAGCAATGAGGGTGAAATGCCAGTACTT